TTCGAGAATTTCAGGCCAGCATCAAGGAAAGTTTCCACGCAGAACTAAAGGCCGCAATCGAAAGCACACCTTGGCTTGCTGCGCATTATGACGTGGGCGTTGACTACATCAAAGGGAAAAACGGAACGGAATTTATCTTTCGTGGCCTTCGCCGCAATGAGCAGTCAATCAAGTCACTTGCCAAGATTGATCTAACCATTGTCGAAGAGGCTGAGGATATACCCGAAAGCGGTTGGCTTGTCCTTGAGGCCACGGTATTTAGGCAACCCAAGTCGGAGCTTTGGGCAATCTGGAACCCGCGTCTTGACGGGTCGCCAGTGGACAAGCGGTTTCGCAAAAACCCGCCCGACAGCGCTTTGATTGCCGAGGTAAACTGGTCTGACAATCCGTTCTTTCCGACGGGGCTTGAAACGCTGCGCCAGCGCGAACAGGAACGGCTTGACCCGGCCACGTATGCCCACGTTTGGGAGGGCGCATATCTCGAAAACAGCGATGCGCAAGTGTTCGCTGGCAAGGTAAGTGTCGAGGCGTTCGAGCCACAAGACGGATGGGATGGCCCATATTACGGAGGTGACTTTGGCTTTTCACAAGACCCAACGGCAGCGGTGGAGGTTTGGATTGCAGGGGATGAAATTCTTATCAGGCGCGAGGCGGTCAAAACGGGCTTGGAACTGGACGACACCGCCGCGTTTGTTACTGGCAAGATACCGGGCTTTGAAAAGCAAGTAAGCAGATGGGACAACGCGCGGCCAGAAAGTATCTCACACCTAAAGCGCCACGGCCTTCCGCGCGCAATAGCGGTAGACAAATGGAAGGGCAGCGTAGAAGATGGCATTGCGTATCTGCGCAGCTTTCGCCGCATTGTTATTCACCCCGAATGTGATAACATGCAGCGCGAGGCGCGGCTCTACAGTTACAAGGTTGACAGGCTGACAGGCGACGTAACAACTGATATAGTGGACGCGCATAACCACGGCTGGGACGCCGTTCGATACGCAATAGGGCCGATGATTAAGTATAAGCATGAGGCTCACACAGAAGTCTTAGATATTCCGGGGCTATAATGGCGACAATAAACAGCATCACTATCGGGTCAGAAGTCACCCACCCGGAATACACGCCGGAGATTGCGCAGGAGTGGCGCTTGATGCGTGACGCCTACCGGGGCGAGGTGGCAATCAAAAAGCGCGGCGAGACATACCTTCGTAAGCTAGACGGTTGGTCTATGAAGGCCGATAAAGGATCGTCTAAGTATGAAACATTCATATTTAACGCCCGCTTTCCTGAGATCGTTTCAAACGCCATTAGGTCGATGGTAGGGATTGCGCACTCGCAAGACTGGCAGATTGAATTGCCTGCTGCGCTTGAGCCATTGCGCGAAAACAGCGACGGGCGCGGATTGCCGATTGAAAACCTATCCCGCCGGATTACGACTGAACTTCTGATCACGGGCCGGTATGCACTTCTGGCCGATGCCCCTGCCGATGGTGGGGATATTTATCTAGCTGGATACACCGCAGAGCAGCTTGTGAATTGGTCCGAGGATGACGATTTTTATACGCTTGTCGAGTTGCGCTATCGGCGCGATGGCGAGGTATACACAAGCGTCACTCATAAGCGTGTTCTGGAATTGGTAGACGGTCGCTATCTTCAAAAGGTCTATGACGATAGCGAATTGGTCGAGGAATACGAGCCTAGCGTTCGCGGTGGCCGGGCGCTTGACATGATCCCGATTGCAGTTGGTGGCGCGATGGATCGTGACCTGACGCCAGATACCCCGCCTTTGATCGGCGTAGCGCGTGCTGCATGGTCGCATTATCAGCTATATGCGCTTTACCGGAACGCGCTTGAGCTTGGCGTTTCGTCTACTCTTGTCGGGGTAGACATTGCAGACCCGCCAAAGGCTATTGGCACTGGTCTATATGTCGGCATTCAGTCAAAGCAAGATAATAAACAGGGTGACCTAAAGTATGTTACGCCTGACGCTTTGGAAATTGACGGACTAGTCACAGCAATGGATCGAGAGCAGCAATCGGCCATTCGGTCCGGCGCGCAGATGTTTGATAACACCCCGCGCGGGCAGGAAAGCGGGGAAGCCCGGCGCCTTCGTTTCAGCGCCGAAACCGCCACCCTGTCCAGCGTGGTCAATTCATCCGGGGCCATTCTGGAAAGCGCCCTAAAGCAAGCCGCAATCATGGCCGGGGCAAATCCTGACGAGGTTGTCGTAGCACCGCCGCAAAACCTTCTTGAAGGCCGCTTGGACGCGGGCGAAATTCAGGCGCTTGTCAACGCATGGGAACGTGGCGCGTTTGGATACGCCACCCTTTACGAGAACCTACAACGGGGCCGGATCGCATCGCCCGAGCGCACGTATGAGGATGAAGAACGCGAGATTGATCGCGACTTGCCTGATATTGCGCCCGGTGATACAGTATAACACGTAATCAACCGCCCTGATGGGGCAATGATGGAGAATAACGCCGATGGCGCTGAAAGTATCACTAGAAACCCTTGATGACCTCGATGAGGCCACTCAATCGCTTTACGTTGAAAAGGACGGCGCTTACGTGCTGGACCTTGAAGGCGTGGACGACCACCCGGACGTTGCTAACCTGCGCAATGCCTATCAGTCGGAAAAGACTAAGCGGCAAGAGCAGGGCCAAAAGCTGGCCGACAAAGAGGCGGAACTTGCTGAGGCTTTGAAAAAGCCAAAAGAGGACCGCACCAAGGCGGATGACGCTGAAATCGTGCGCTTGCGTGAACAACTTGAAAAAGAGCGCGACGATGCGCTTGGCAAGGCGACGGAACTGGAAAAGCAGGTTTATGGACTGACGGTCGAAAACCAGCTTGACGCGGCCATTCGGGAAGCGGGCATTACTGAGCCTGCATTCCAAACGGCGGCAAAGGCATTGCTAAAGGACGGCGTGAAGCTGCACGAAGGCAAGCCGGTGGTTGATACGGATATGGGGCCTGTAGGCTTGGCAGAGCACGTCAAGCGGTGGGCTTCGAGCGATGGGGCCGCTTTTGTTTCCCCGCCTAAAGGCGGTGGTGCGGGCGGAAAGTCTGGTGGTGCTGCAAAGCAAAACCCAATGTTTGAGAAGGTGCCTCAGTTGGCTGACCTTCCCGAAAAATGACATGAAAGGATAAGCCATGTCTCTTTCCGATATGCAGGTGTTTAACGACTACATCATGCCTGCCACCATCGTATCGCTTGATCAACAGATCAACGCATTTAACGCGGCCTCGGGCGGCGCTATCGCGCTTTCCAACGAGGGCATGACTGGCGACTTTATGCGCGAGAGCTTCTTTGCATCTCTTGCCGCTGCGCGTCGTCGTGTTGACCGCTACTCGTCTAACGGGTCGCAATCGGCAACTGCCCTGACCGAACTCAAGGCGTCAAAGGTCAAGGTCGCTGGCGGGTTCGGCCCGGTTAGTTATGAGCCTTCTCAAATGACTTGGCTTCGCCGTCCCACGCAGCAAGGCGTTCAGGCAGCCTCCACAGCATTTGCCGAGTTGCTTTTGCAGGATCAGCTTAACAGCGCGATTGCTGCGCTTGTGGCGGCTTTGGAAAACAACGCCAATGTCACGAACGACGTTTCTGGTTCGGCGGGTATGACCTATGGCGCGATCAACGGCGCACATGCTCTGTTTGGCGATGGTTCAGGCCGCATCCTGACCAATGTCATGACTGGAACCGTTGCGCACAAGCTGGTTGGCGACAACCTGACCAACGGCGAACGCCTGTTCACCGCTGGCGACGTGACCGTGATCGACATTCTGGGCAAGAACGTCGTAATCACCGACGCCCCGGCGCTGTATGAGGCTGGCACTCCGAACAAGTCGAAGGTTTTGGGCCTGACCCAAGGCGCGGCGACTGTTGAGGGCGCAAGCGACGTTGTGTCGAACGTTGAGACCAGCAACGGCAAGGAGCGGATCGAAACGACCATGCAGGTTGACTATTCGTTCACGCTTGGCCTTCGCGGCTATAGCTGGGATGAGGCAAACGGCGGCAAATCCCCGACTGACGCCGAAATCGCAACAGGCACCAACTGGGATAAAGTCGCGGAGTTTGACAAACTCACCGCTGGCGTTGTTGCAGTTGCCGACGCAGATCAGTAATCGGTTTCTTGAGGGGCTGGCAGTGCTGGCCCCTTTTCTAAGCCGATAGGAGATCGCGATGAAAATCAAATACGAGCCTCACCCCGTTTCGCCTGAGCGAAAGAAGGAACTTCGCGCACAAGGGTTCAAGATTGTTGATGCGCGGTTTGATCCTAAGCCAAAGCTTGAACGAACCGATGAGCAGCCAAAGAAGCGCGGGCGTCCTCGCAAATCGGAGGTGACGCATGGCGTTAACGATTGAAGACGGCACGGGGGTTGATGGGGCGGATAGCTTTATCACAGTGACCGAGTGCAGCGACTTTGCGACGGCATATTTTGGTCATAGCTTGACTGGCAGTAACGCCACGAAAGAGGCCTCACTGCGCCGCGCCTTTGCGCGCATGGCCGTTTTGCCTTGGGCCGTTGATGGTGACGGCAATTCGCTTTGGCCTACGTTTGGCGGCACAATCCCGCAAGCGGTTAAGAATGCGCAGTCTGTTTTTGCGCGTGTTGAGTTTCAAAACGAGGGTGCACTTGCGCCAGTAG